ATGATAGATCAAGGGATGCAGAGCCGGCTCGATTGTCGCCTGCCGGCGTGGCTGGGGCTGCGCCGCTGCCCGTGGTGCAAGCATAGGACGCTGCTGATCCATCGCGGCGACGAGCCGTGGCGGACGCGGGTGGAGCGCGGGGTGACGGTGATTCGGGGCACGCCGTGGTTTCGCTGCGGCCACTGCGGGCAGGACGGCACGCTCGAGTTTCTCTACTACACAGTGTTTCCCGACGCCCCCGAGCCGGATGCGCTGGAAGGTTTTCGGCGGCTGTTCCATCGCGGGGTGTGGGATGGGGAGGCGCAGTGATGGACAACGCCAACCTGACGGCAAGGGTGCGGAAAGGGAAGGCGTCAGCCAGCGCGGTCGTGGCGGGGACGGCGGCGGCGGAGGCACGTGCGGACCGATTGCTGAGTGAGCAGCGTGGCGTGTACTCGGCGCGGCAGCTGCGCGGCAAAGCGCGGCGGGAGACGCCATTGAGCGCGCTGGGCGGCGAGGGCGAGCGCGCGCTGGATGCCGAGGACTGGCTGACGCTGCGGGGGCTGGCGAGGCTGCGGCCGCGGCAGCGATTGCAGATTGTCTATGATCGGTTGAATGATAGCGAGCGGCGGGCGATGATCCGGTGGCTGGACGGGGCGACCCAGGCGGAGATTGCGGCTGAGTTGAGCGTGTCGCAGCCGCGGGTCTGCAAAATGTTGGGCCAGGCGGTTATAAAATGCCGCGATTGTTGCGTGTTATATGAGGGCAGTCCGGTAGAGGGCGAGTTCTGGTGGCTGGTGCGGGAGGTGGAGAGGTCGGTGTACCGCCCGCCGGAGCGAGTGTGGCGGCACCAGCGCGCGCCGGACGCGGCGCTGGCGCGGAGCCTGCGCGAGGTCGGTGAGACGTTTCTGTTCTTCGTGAATGTACTGCCCTCGTGCGGGGCGCGTGCCAGCCAAAGTAGCAATGAGAAACCACCGGCGGGCGAAGACGCCAACGGGTAGCCAGCGCTCAGCAGTGAGCAGTGAGCAGGAGGCTCACCTCGGTTCGGGTTATTGCGTCTTGGTGACTTGGTGGTTCATCCCGAGGTGGAAGCACTGACCTGTGGGAGCGGGAGAAGACCCGGAGGTGACGATGGCGCGCAATCATCGCTGGGAGCAGGCGATACCGCTGCTGCTGGCGGGCATGACGAGGGCTAAGGTCGCGACCGAGGTCGGCGTGCGACCGGACACGATCGCGCAGTGGGAGCGCGACGGCGACTTCTGCGCGCGGCGCCAGGAATACCTGGAGGCGACATTCTCGACTGCGGCGCAGGTGCTGCGGCACTCGTCACTTCAAGCGGTGGAGAAGCTGCTGGAGCGCGTGGGGGAGGGCGACATCAACGCCGCGGTGCACGTCCTCAAGGCGGTCGGCCTCTACTCCGAGAAGCGCGAGAGCGCGGGCAAGATGAATCATGACCACGGCGGAGAGATCATCGTGCGCTGGGATGACGGCGACGCCATCGTGCCCACCCGCGCGCCGGAGACTGATCGTCCCGTACCGCCCGTTTACCGCGCAGCGGAGGTTCCATGATTCGCGCGCGCGCTTTCGCGTGCTGGTGGCGGGGCGGCGCTTCGGCAAGACGCGGGCGGGGGTCAACGAGATCATCCGCGCCGCCATCCGCAAGCCCAAATCGCTCAACTGGTGGGTGGCGCCGACGTTCTCGATCACCCGCAAGGGCTGGCGGGAGCTGTTCGCCTTTCTGCCCGCCGAGCTGACGGCCAATATCTCCCGCACCGAGGTCATGGTCGAGCTCATCAACGGTTCCAGCATCTGGTTCAAGTCGGCGGACAATCCCGATTCGCTGCTGAGCGAGGGCTTGGATTTCATCGTCATTGACGAGGCGGCGCGGGTGAGCGAGGAGGCATGGGGTCGGGCGCTGCGACCGGCGCTCTCGGACAAGCTCGGCGGCGCGGCATTCACCACCACGCCGGCGGGCAAGAACTGGCTCTATCGCTTGTGGCTGCGGGGGCAGGACGCGCTTGACGGCGAGGTCGTGAGCTGGCGCTTTGCGACGCGCGATAATCCGCACATTCGGGCCGACGAGATTGAGGCGGCGCGCCGCGGCATGGTCGAGCGTTACTTTCGCCAGGAGTACGAGGCGGCGTTCGAGGACGACGTCGGCGCGGTGTTTCCGCAGGCGCGGCGGCAGGCGACGGGGGCGCTGGAGGAGCCGCGCGGGGCGGCTTTCGGGGGTGCCCAGGAATGCGTGGTCGGCGTTGACTGGGGCAAGCACCAGGACGCGAGCGTGTTCGTGGTGCTGGACGCGGTGCGGCGGACGGTGGTGGCGCTCGACCGGCAGTTGGAGGTGGACTACACGCTTCAGATGGCGCGGCTGGGGGTGCTGGTGGAGCGGTGGCGGCCGCGCTTGGTGGTGGCGGAGATGAACTCGGCGGGCGATCCGCTGGTGGAGCAGTTGCGGCGCGACTTGCCGTGCCCGGTGGACGGATTCCTGACGACGGCGACGAGCAAGCGGCAGTTGATTGATGCGCTGGCGCTGGCGATCGAGCGGGGAGATGTGACGTATCCCGACTTGCCGGAGCTGATCGGGGAGCTGGAGGCGTTTCGGTACGAGCTGACGGCGGCGGGGAATGTGCGCTACGCGGCGCCGAGCGAGCGGTATCACGACGACTGCGTGATGGCGCTGGCGCTGGCGTGGCACGGGGCGGCGCGGACGCGGACGCCGGTGGTGCGGTGGCTGGGGGGATGATCCGCGGGCGGCTAGGCGCGAAGGGCCGCCATGGCGGTCCGCGAAGCGGACCCGGCCATTGCGCAGGTTTCGCGGAGCGATGAACCGCGGAAGACGCGGAGAGCGCGGAACCGGAACGGAGCACTAGCCACGGATAGGCGCAGATTGTCACGCATTCGGATTCCTGATGCACCGCCTTGGGGAATCCGTCTCGGGCGCGTGCACGATCCGTGTTCACCGGTGTTCACCCGCGGCTAGAGTCGGTGCGTTTGCCTGCTGTGTTTTCGGCGGTCAGTCTTATCCGCGGTTAGTCCCATCCGATCACACTGGAGTCAATGACATTGGCCGGTGGCATGTTTACAGGCATGAGAAGCTGGGCCGGGCGGGTGCTGGGCAAGTCCGCCTGGGAGACGGTGTGGCGGCGGCATCATGTGTATGGCATGGACGAGGCGCCGTCGGTGATGTTCGCCAACACCGGCGATTACCTCGAAGCCTATTCCAAGGTCGGCACGGTTTACGCGTGCGTGAGCCTGATCGCGTCGTCGTTCGCGCGCGTGCCGTGGCATTTCGAGGACACCCAGGGCAACCAGGTGCGGCGCGACGACCTGCGGCAACTGCTGCGGCGCCCGAACGCCGGCCTGTCCGGGCTGGAGCTATTCGAGGCGACGGTGACGCACCTCGAATTGACCGGCAACGCTTTCTGGTACTTGAGCGAGGTGGACGGCAGCGGCATCTTCGAGAGCGGTCCCGCGGGCGCGCTGGTGACCGATGCGCAGGGGCGGCCCCGCCCTTCCAGCCGCCCGCACTTCGGCCGGCCGAGCGAGATTCACTATCTCGAGCCGGATCGGGTGAGCATCGCCAAAGGACCGAGCGGCGCGCCCGCGGGTTATATCTATCGCACGGGCGCGACCGACGTGCCGCTGGAGCCGGACTGGGTGGTGCATTTCCGGTACTTCAACCCGCTCGATCGCTACTGGGGCATGGGCGTGATCCAGGCGGCGGCGCTGAAGCTGGAGACGGATTATTACTCCGAGCGCTGGAATCGCAACTTCTTCAAGAACTCGGCGCGGCCGGATGGAGTGCTGGAGACGGAGCGCACGCTGAGCGCGGCGGAGTTCGAGCGGCTGCGCGAGGAGTGGCGCAAGGGGCATTTGGGCGCCGAGCAATCGCACCGCACGGCGATCCTGGAGGCGGGACTGAAATACAAGCAGATCACCGCGACGCAGAAGGACATTGATTTTCTGCAAGGACGCGAGTTGACGCGGGAGGAGATCTGCTCGATGTTCGGGGTGCCGCCGGCGAAGATCGGCGTGCTGCGGTATGCGAACTACGCCAACTCGCGCGAGCAGGACAAGACCTTCTGGGCGGAGACGATGGAGCCGAAGCTGGCGCGTTTCGCGGCGAAGGTGACGGCGGAGCTGTGCTGGCGCTACGACCCGGGGCTGGAGCTGAAGTTCGCGGATGTGACGCCGCAGGACATCGCGCAGCAGGCGGAGGTGGCGGTGAAGCTGGCCAACGCGGGGCTGCGAACGATCAACGAATTACGGGCGGAGTTCAAGTGGGGCGATCGGGTGGCGTGGGGCGATGCGTGGTGGGCGCCGGCGACGCGGAGCCCGGCGGGGGCTGAACGCGCGGCCGATGAGCCCGCTCCGGTGGCGGCCGGAGGCGATCACAGCCGAGGGCGGCTGTGCCACATGACAGATGTGTCGCGGGCGCTGAAGCGGTTGTACCAGGGGCAACAGAGCGCGGCGCTGCGGGGGCTGCGGGGCAAGGATGGGCTGCTGCGAGCACTGGCGGAGGCGGATGCGGGCGAGCGATTGGTTGCAGCGCGCGGGGTGTTGGCGCGCGCGGTTGATTGGGAGGCGGAGGCGCGCCGGTTCGGCGCGGAATTGAAGGCGGCGGGCGCGGCGCAAGCGGACGAACTGGCGCAGGAGTGCGTCGGGCGGGCGTCGGCGGCGGTCAGCGCGGCACTGGAGGCGGCGGTGGCGGATGGCTTGAGCGCGGCACAAGCGGCGGAGCGCGTGAGCGAGGCGTACGAGCGGTTGAAGGGGGAAGGATGCTGACCGCACTGAGGGTACAGAGGCAAGCCAGCAGTCAGCGGTTAGCGGTTGATGGCTACTGCTGTCTGCTCTCTGATGACTACTCTGCGAGTGCCCGCGAGCGCAGTTTCGACAGCAGATCAGAGTCGCCGCGAGGACGCGGCTCCCATAATGCATAGTCCGGGTCAAGACGATCGCCGCGCGGGCCTTTCGACCGGGGCTTGCTGTGACTGCGCTCAGGGCGGGCACGGCCGGCGCGGCGCGCAGGGTGAGGAGATGTAAGATGGCAGTTGGCAGGGCTAGCGGCGCGCGCGGGGTGAGCGCGCGGCCGGATGTCTTCTATAAAGCGGTGGCGGTCAATGGCCGGCGCAGCGCGGCGCCGACCAGGCGCGAGCTGGATGTGATCAACCGTTTCGCGCGCCAGCCGCTGAGCGCGGCGGAGGTGTACGTCGGCGAGTGCGACCTGTGCAATGACCGCGTGGACCGGGCGTTCGAGCGCTTCACCGCCGAGGTGCTTCAGGATTTCGCGGACAGCTTGCCGGGGAAGTCGCTGCTGGCGGGGCACGATCACGGGTCGCTGCCGCTGGGGCTGTGGTTCGATGCGCGGCTGCGGCGCGACGAGCGCGCGGTGACGCACCTGCGGCCGTCGTTCTATATCGTGAAGACGCGCGACAACGAGCACCACCGCGCGCAGCTCGACGGCGGCGTGTACCGCTATGCGAGCATCGGCTTTCGCGCACGGGACCTGGTGTGCGATATCTGCGGCAAGTCGTGGTTCGGCTGGGAGTGCCAGCACTACCCGGGGCGCGGCTACGATGTCGCGGGGCAGCGCGTGGTGGCGACGGCGCACTACACGCGCTCGGATGATCATCCTGCAGAAGCAGTCGAGGGGAGCATCGTGTATCTGGGATGCCAGTATGATGCCGAGCTGAAGGCGGCGATGGGGCAGAAGTCGTTTGGCGGCGTGATCACGCCGCGGGCGCGGGAGGCGTTAGGCGGGGCCGGCGCAGAGATCGCCGCGAGGATGGCCAGGCCGAAGCCCGCCAGGGCGGGGGGCGAAGCCCGCCTAGCGACGCGGATCCCACACGAGGCAATCGGAGCACGAGGGACCCAGGCGAGGGCGCCTGTGCCGCACAAACGGGAACCTGGCGAGATTGAGCGCGCGATCAAGGAGACGCATCTGGACCAGTTGGTCGCTGCAAGATTGAGTGGAAGATGATCGCGTGCTTGACGGGCACAGGCGAGAGCGCCCTGCGGCCGGCTCAGGGCCGGCTCTGTGCGCCGTACACGGGACGGGGACGGTGGGGATAGGGATGTGGGCCCGGCAGAAGGAGAAAGGACGACAAGCATGGACGAGATTCGTGAATATGGCGCGGCGGGGGCCGCGCCGGATGGCGACGAGCAGCAGGAGCTGACGAAAGGCGAAGCGGACGCGGCGCTGCACCAGGCGGTGAGCGAGACCGCGTATCGCATTGCCGAGGAGGCGCGCGGGCAGCAGCGGGCACTCAACCAGCACATCGTGGACGAGGTCAAGGCGCAGGTGCGGCAGTTGCTGCCGGAGACGCTGCCGAGCGTGCTGGAGGGGATCAAGCTCAGCCCGCGCATCGTGTTTCCGGTGAGCCAGCGCAGCGGCAATCTGGCGAAGGCGGATCGGCAGTTGGTGGAGCTGCTGGTGCACGGCAAGGCGATGACCTCGAGCGGCGCGGGGGCGGGCGACGAGTGGGTGCCGACGGAGCTGGCGGCGGACATCATAGACAAGGTGCGGCTGGCGAGCAAGGTGCGGGCGATGTTCCCGACGATTGACATGCCGAGCGACACCTATCGCATCCCGAAGATCACCGCCGACCCGACGGTTTATTACGTGAGCACCGAGAACACGGCGGTGCAGGCGGCGAGCAACCCGACCACGGCGTACATGGAGTTGGATGCGAAGAAGATCATGTGCGAGGTGGACTTCTCGGGCGAGCTGACCGAGGACAGCGTGGTGCCGCTGGTGCCGACGCTGAAGCAGAACATCGCGACCGCGCTGGCAGAGGCCGAAGAGGACGTCATCATCAACGGCGACACCACGGCGACGCAGAACCTGAACATCAACCGCTCGGCGAACGCGTATGACGTGACGCGGGCGGTGGTAGGGCTGCGCCGAACGATTTACGACGGCGGCAGCGCGTACAAGGTGGACGCGTCGGGCGGGCTGCTGGCGGGGATGCGCAGCCTGCGCGCGGCGCTGAGCGACCACGGCGTGGATCCGACCAAGCTGGTGTGGATCATGTCGCCCAAGCATTATCTGGCGGTGCTGACGGATTCGAGCTTCCTGACGATGGAGAAGCTGGGCCCGAAGGCGACAGCCATCACCGGACAGTTGGGGGCGATTGACGGCATCCCGGTGATCATGTCGAGCAAGCTGCGCGACTGCGACGGCGACGGGATCGTGCAGATTGACCCGGAGCTGAACACCAAGAGCCAGAGCGTGCTGGCGTACCGGCCGGGGGTTTATGTCGGCTACCGGCGGCGGCTGAAGATCGAGACCGACCGCGACGTACAGAAGGACATGAACCTGCTGGTGTGCTCGATCCGGCTGGCGGCGGCATTCGCATATGGCGCCGGGTCGCTGGGGTACGTGAGGAACGCGTAGCGGCATCGAGCCGGTGCGCATGGTGGACGGCGGCGCAGGCGAGGAGAGGGTGGCTGCGGGCGTCACCCTCTCGCCGTTCCTCCCCGTGGCAGGGAGAGGAGTGCGTGCGCGGATGCCGTTGTCGCATGGTCCCGCTTGTGCGGAGGGCTGAATGAATGAGCCAAGCATTGACGAGTCTCGAGGCGGTGAAGCGATATTTGGGGCTGAGCAGTGGCGACGACGATGAGCTGCTGACCGAGCTGATCGCGCGCGTTTCGGCCGGGATCGTCGCGTACTGCGGGCGCGAGTTCGCGCTGGGCGACTACGCGGAGTACCACGACGGTGACGGCAGCGACACGCTGCTGCTCGCGCAGCGGCCGGTGACGCAAGTCACGATGCTGTCGCAGGATGGCGCGGAGGTCGCGGCGGCGGATTTCGTAGTTTACCCCGAGGTGGGAGTGGCGCAGTTGAAGTCGGGCGTATTCGGGCGCGGCGCGCGCAATGTCTATGTCAGTTATCGCGCCGGATATGCAACGATCCCGGGCGATGTGGAACAGGCGGCGGTGGAGTGGGTCGCCAGGCTGTACGCGGCGGGGGGCGCGGCGGCCGGGCGCGCGATCGCCAGCGAGCGCGCGGGCGACTACGCAGTGACGTATGAGGGCGAGGCGGGCGACATGCCGGAGGGAGTGCGCGCCGCGCTGGAGCCATATCGGATGGCGCTGTCGCGCGCGGTGAAGTGAGGCGGACGGGGGCCGGCATGGTCTGCGGTCGGGTGCCGGCGGAGAAGAGCGAAATGCGCGAGTTGCTGACGAGCGTGGTCGTGGTGCGGCGGCGGACGGTCGCCGCGGATGGCCTGGGAGGTGACGCTGTTACCTGGCAGCAGGCGATGGACGATTACCGCTGCCGCCTCTATCGCTCGGCGGGGGAGCTGGTGCGCGACGCCGCGGGCGAGCAGGCGGTGAGCACGCATCGGCTGCTGGGCGAGGCGCGGGAGCTGCGCGCCGGCGACGAGATTGTCGACGGCGCAGCGGTGTATGTCGTGCTGGGCCCGGACTGGCCGGCAAACGTGGTGCGGACGGCGCGCGGGGCGCATCATGTGGAGGCCTTCCTGCGGGCGGCGGTTTCATAGTGACCGCCGATGGACGCCGATGAACGCCAACGCAGCGGGATCGGATGCGCGAATAGCAGTCGGAAACGACGGACATGCGATGCATGGCACTGATGATGTGAGGCGCCGGATCAGGGGGTTGCGTGAGCAGGCCCGCGCGGAGGCGGAGGTCGCGGTGATGGAGTGCGCGGAGGCAGTGGCGGCGCAGGCGCGGGCGGACTGTCCGGTGAAGAGCGGGCGGCTGCGCGACAGCATTCGGGTCGAGATGGTGCGCGGCGACGGCGGCGATGTCGTCGCCGCGCGGGTGGTCGCTGATGCGCCGTATGCGGCCGAAGTGGAGCTCGGGCTGGGCCAGGCGCCGCAGCCCTTTCTGGGGTCGTCCTGGGAGCGGTTGGGACCGATGGTGTTGCGAGAGCTCTTGCGCCGCTTGCTGCGCGGTCAAGACTAAGACTTCTCGAGTACGGTAGTTTCAGCCGTTACGCGTGCACTGGAGCTGCCAGCGGTAGCGCGACCGCTGGCATTGTCGCGTCTGGTGAACGCCGCGGCGTGGGCGGCGGTGGGTACCAGGAGCGATCAAATGGCAAAGGGCGACTGGGTGAGTCGCCCTTGCCATTTCACATCCGGGGGCGGTTGTGCCACATGGATTTGATATGAACCAATTGTGGCGAGCGATATATGAGCGGGCGGCGGCGGATGCGGAGCTGGTCGCGCTGCTGGGGCATTCGGCAGGCGACCGCCGCATCAAGCGCGGCTATCAGCCGGAGCCGATGGGGCTGCCGTGCGTCGCCTACGACCTGTGGTCGGCGCGGATGGAGCCGGTGGACCAGGCGCAGGGCAACCGCGCGCCGCAGGTGACGACGGTGCGCTTCGGAGTGTGGTCGCCCGAATCCATCGCCGGTGGCGGACTGGCGGGCGACGCTCTGCTGGCGAGCATCGTCGAGCGGCTGAAGGAAATATTCCACGGCGCAGACCTGACCGACTCGCAGTTGCAGAGCTATGCCAGCCTGTTCGACGACTTCCAGTCGCCGCTGTGGTTCGACGAGCAGCGGCGGGCATATGCGCAGGCCTTGCGGTTTCGCTTCCTGGTGATGGAGCGCTAGATGCCATCGCGCTTGTACCTGCGAAACGAGGCGGCAACGCAGCCCGGCGCGCCGATTGGAACCGCGACGCTGGATGCCGACGCGGGCCATGTCGGCGCGCAGCGGCTCGTGTGCTTGAGCATGTCGCGCGCGAAAGGCGCCGGCCAGACGATTCGCACCTGGAATTGGGGCCTCGGTGGGCCACCGCACGGCGACCTGGTCGGGCTGTTCCTGTCGCCCGCGCTGGCGGCGCAGACGCTGGAGGCAGGGCAGCACTTCACGGTGGCGGCGGCGCTCAAGGGCAATGCGCCGCCGGGGCAGCCGGGGGAGTTTTACCTGCGGGCGTTCGCCTACCTGTGGCGGCCAGGCCAGGGTTGGGTGGCAACCGTGTCCGCGGCGGACGCGTCAAGCCGCCACGGAGTTACCGGCGGCAGCGACATCGGCCCGGATGAGACCTGGCGGATATTGGAGTTACCGGCGCTCGCGGCGGATATCGCAGTGCGTCAGCGGGACCGCATCGCGCTGGAATTGTGGTGCTGGTTCAACTTCACTAACCCCAGCGAAACTGGCTCTTACGCCGAGTTCTGGGGCGGCACCGATGACAGCAAGAATGATGGCGAGGTGGTCGCCGACGCCGCGAGTTATCTCGCTTACAGCGGCGACTTGATTCTGGCACGGGAGGTGTCAATGAACTCCGCAAACATCCTGGTGGGAGCCAGGGATCTGCAAGTGGACGGGGCTAACGTCGGCGCGCTCGACGGCGGCGTGACGGTGACCTATGAGCCGACGCACATCGAGCAGACGGCGGACCAGCGCATGGGCGTCCAGCGCGTGGACAAGATCGCGGAGCGTATCACCATCACCGCGAGCTTGAAGGAGGCGACGCTGGAGAACCTGCGCATCGCCTGGGGGCAACCGGCGTCGTCCCTCACCCAGGAGGGAGCAACCACGACGCTGCACGTCGGCGGCGATGACACGGTGACCGAGCATGTGCTGGTGATCGCCGGCAAGGCGCCGGGAACCAACCGCACGCGCACGATCACCTGCCATAAGGCGGTCGCGATCGAGGCGTCGGCGCACTCATATACCAAGGATGGCGCGACGGTTTACCCGGTGCGCTTCGTGTTAGTCGAGGACCCGACGAAGGACGCCGGGTTCAAATACATGACCATCGAGGATGATGACGGGCAGTTCCACTTTGCGTAGGCGGGAGGGGGATTGAACCGCGGAGCGGCTAGGCCAATGGCCGCCACCGCGGCGCCGACCGAGCGTCGGAGCCTAGCCGAAGGCAGAGGGCGCAGCAACGGGCGAGCATGAGCATGGGCCGTTAATTAGTGCGAATCGAGCAGCGACAAGGCCGGAGGTACAAGCGGTGGACAAGCAGGGGAACACAACAGACGCCCCAGCCTCGGAACGCGAGGCGTTGTGCCCGCGGGAGGTCGAGTTCGCAGTCGCGGGCGAGACGGTGGTGGTGCGGCCGCTGGTGTTGCGGGACTACAAGGAGATGGGAGACCGCTTGGCGGACGCCTACGCTAAGCTGGCCGCGCGGGGCGATCTGTCGCAGGTCAGCATCATGGAGCTGGTGCCGCTGGCGCTGGCGGAGCTGCCGGAGGTTCTGGCGCTCGCGCTGAGACGTCGGTGCAACGGAGCGCTGGCGGCGGTTGACGCGGCGTGGCTGGAGGAGAACCTGTCGGCGCCGGCGGCGCTCGACATCATCGAGGCGGTGGTGACGGTGAACGACCTGCCCGGCATAGCAAAAAAATGCGAGAGCCTCAGGCGGCGAGCGCAGGCGCTGCCGGCTGGGGCATGACGTTGGACCTGTTGTGCAGCGAGTACGGGTGGACGAAGGACTATGTCCTGGACAACGTCACGCCGGCGCAGGTGGAGGTGATGACGCGGGCGATCGCGCATCGGCGGCGCATGGCGGCGGCGCGCGAGGCGGCGCTGATGCGCATTGCGGTGTGGGGCGACGAGCGGTACTTCGCCGAGCTGCGGCGCGAGCTGGCGCAGGATGAAGAATATGACGCGGGGGCGGCGCTGGCGGCGATGGGCATCGCGGTGAGGAGCGGGCGGCATGGATCTGGGGACGATGACGGTCAGCCTGCAAGCCGATCTTTCGGGGCTGAAGAGCGGGCTGGAGCGGGCGCAAGACCTAGTGGCGGATTCAGCGGCGCGCCTGGCGCGCCAGGAGGAGCATTTACGGCAGGCGGCGCGCGGGCTGGAGGAGCGATGGCGCAGCGGCTGGCAGACGATGGACGGCGCGTCGGAGGCCGGGTTGACGAGCATCACGCGACGGTTCAGCCGCGCCGTGGCGCGCATGATGGCTGACGGCGAGGGGTTACGCGATTTCTGGCGGCGGCTGTGGCGCGACCTGCTGGAGATCGCGGTGCAGCGGCTGCTGGAAATGGTGCTGCGCGCGCGGGTCGCGGGCGGCGAGATGCGCGCCGCGCTGAACCTCGCGGACCGGGCCAGCGGCGGCGGCTTGCTGGGCGCGCTGTTCGGCGGAGTGGGGAGCGTGGTGGGGGGCATCGTGGGCGCGATCGGGAGCCTGTTCGGCTTCGATAACCCGCAGCACGACGCGTGGGCACGCAAGCAGGGCTTCGATTTTGCCAGGCACTTTCGGGCCGGCGTGGCGGAGGCGCTGGCGGCGCCGTTGGTCAACCTGCCGCAAACGCTGAGCCCGGTGCTGGCAGGCGCGGGAATTGGGAGCATGAGGGCCGCGAACTTCCGGGCGGTGAGCGTGCAGTCCGGAGCGTTCCAGGTCAATATCTATGCCCAGCGCCTGGATGAGCGCGCGGTGCGGGACGCCGGCGCTATCATCGCCGACGAGGTTACCCGGCGCTTGGGCTGGGTGGATAAGCGGAGCGGCCTGTGACGGCTACAAACATGAGCCTGGGGAGTTACACCTTCGCGCTCGATCCGGCGCGGGTGACGGGGCTGGATGCCAACTCCCTGCTGAAGCCGAAGGTCGTGGCGACCGCGGACACCTTGACCTCGCAGGTGCTGTTCCAGTGGGCCGGGGTGACGGTCGGGCAGGAGATCACGCTGGAGTGGGAGCGCATGGATACGGAGATGTGGGATGCGCTCCAGGCGATGGCAGAGGCCACCTCGACCTACAGCTTCAACCCACAGATCGGCGGCTCGACCTTCACCGTGGCGGTGGTGGCGCTGGAGGCGGCGGGGCGCGATCCGGCGGGGATGACGCGGGTGAGATTGACGCTGAACGTGAGGGGATGATGGGACGGCGATGGCAGCGCTGGATAGCGCCGCGCGAGCTGGCGGCGGCCGCGGCGGTGGCGGCCTGGAGCCTGGGGCTGAGGCTGCCCTGGTACGGTTGGATCGCGCTGATCTGGTGCGTGGTCGCCCTGGGCGACCTGTGGCTACTGGGGAGGGGGACGGATGGCGCGTGACCTGCCGCAGAATTACCTGGACACGCTGGCCGCCACCGCGCTGGAGCGCCAGCCGCAGTGCAAGGTGGAGATCGAGTACGGCGGCGCCTACCATGATGTCAGCGCCGACGTGACGGCGGTCACGATTCAGCAGACGATGGAGATGCGCGCCGAGGAAGCGCAGGTTTCCCTCGCCGACCCCGGCCGCGTCTATTCGCGGCTGTGGAGCGCCGAGGCCGACCCGCGCGCTGACTGCGGCCACCGTATCCGTATCTGGCTGACCAACAGCCCTGCCGACTACATCCAGGTCTTCCAGGGCTGGATCGTGTCGGGGGCGCGGGAGATAAAGCGCGGCGAGGCCGAAATCGCGCAGCTTTCCTGCATGGACAACGGCCGGACGGCGTGGTTGAGCGAGATCACGATGGAGCCGGTGATCGGTCGCTCCGCCGGGGACGGCAAGGTAATCCGGGTGCGGCGCAACCAGGCGCAGCGCCAGATTCCGGTCATCATCGCCAACATCCTCAAGCAGCCGGCTATCGGCTTCACCGACGCCGATATTTTGCTCGGGGCGATGCCGGACCCGCGCACCCCCGGCTACTCTTACATGCTGGTGAACTGGAAGCCGGGGACGTTCAATCCCATGTCCGACATCGCGCAGCTTTTGGGGGTGCGCCACATGTTCGGGCGCTTTCGCTGGGATGGAAAGTTCATTTCGCAGGGCATCATCCCGGGCGCGGTTTCCTGGACTTACGGGGCGCTGCACTCCAACCCGCTGGTCACAAGCTTCGCGGAGCGCTGGCAGGAGCCGGAGCGCATGGCGTCGGTGGTGCACGTCGCCGGCTACGATTACGACGCGCTGCCGGGATACCTGCCGACCGCGTCGCAGCTCAACTTCGCTGCCGGCGGGCCGGCGCAGTGGGAATGGTACTGGGGCAGCCCGTCGCCGCTGCCTTACGGCGTGGAGGGGCAATACCAGTGGGGACCCTGGGGGCACGGCCACTGCGAGGATAACTTCATCATCACCGCCCCGACCATGGATCGCTGCGCGCCGGATTCCTGGGAGATTCACGTCAGCGACGGGACGCACTCCGCGGTCTATACCAAGACCGGCGTCGCCAGCGGCAGCGTGCCGGCGGTCAACTGCTGCGTCTATGCCGGCCAGCGCGACGACCCATTCGCCAACGAGGCGATCATCCGCATGTACTGGAACGATCCCTACGGCGCGGGCACGCACGTCACCGTCCAGGTGTGGGCGTCGGCCCCGATCAGCGAGGGCTATTCGGTCAAGGGATCGGCGACCAATACCGAGCTGGACGCGGCGGGCTATAAGGGGTTCGTGGATGAGCCCAACGACTACGTGGTGCACAACGACGACGCTGATTGGCTGGCTGCCCGCCTGGCGACCTGGCTGCACAACGAATGTTATCCGGCGACGCTGGTGGTGCCGTGCAACCTCGTGCACGAGCCCGGCGACCTGGTGGCGGTGGCGCTGGACAGGTCGGACCAGACACTGGGGACCGTGAATTACATCGTGGTCTCGCACCGGATCGAATACGAGCGCGGGAAACCGAACCTATCGACGCTGGAACTGGTGCGCGACACGACGCACATGTACTGATAACCACCACGATTGGGCGCGACATTGTCCCCGTTTGGCGCAGGAGCGAGTATGAAACGAGTCATGGCGGCGACGATTCTGGGGCTGTGGCTGCTCGCCGGCGCCGGCGGCTGCTGTCAGCGAGCGCCGGGCCATCGGGTGATTCCAACGGCGCCTGCCTGCGCCGCAGACGCGGCAGGCAGGCCGCCGGCGCTGCAAATCGCTGCCAACGGCGCCGGCGGCCACCCGGGGTGAGCGCTAGAGGGGCGGGGGAGGGAGCGGATCGAGGAGGGCAACGAATGGAGATCGTGGCGCGGTTCATGGAGTTCGGGGCCGCCGGCGCGGCTGGCGGCCTCGCCCGGGAGCTGCTGACATACGGGGGGATTAAGCTCTGGGAATGGGACCGGAAATGCCGCGTGCTTCGGGTCGGGTTCCTGGGTTCCATTTTCCTGGGTGTGTTGGCGGCGATGCTGGTGGATGGGCACATCGTCACCGCCATCACCGCCGGCATTGCCGGCCCCCACGTAATCGAGGCCGCGGCGGCGCGGATGATGAGCGCGGTCGATGCGCGCCGGGGCCAGCGACAATGAGCGTCACCCTGCGGGGTTGGTCGCGCGAGTACCGGCGCAGCGCGGCCTGCGCGCACGATGCGGGCATTTGCGACGGCTGCCGGTGCGTGACGCGCGTGGTGGTAGAAGTCGATGGCGAGGCCGGGGCGCGCCTGGCCATCTGGTGCCGCGCGGGCCAGGCGCTGCGAATCATCGCCGATGATACGGAGGAAAACAATGCTGCCGATTCCCCTTAGAATCGCAGCGGTTATTCTGGTCGGGGCGCTCGGCCTATCCTGTGCGCCGCGCGGGGCAATCGCGGCGGCGCCGCGGGCCGCCGCGGCTTGTCGGGCGGGGCCGGATCCGACAGTGACGCTGAGCGTCTCGCGCACTAAATGGCTGGTGGGCGACGCCGGCACCTGGGCCTCCACCGTCGCGGTTCCGACCAGCGAAACCCAAACCGCGCGGGCGGTGAGCTGGAGCATGCCGATTGACAGCCATTTCTCGGTGCAGCGCGTCACCGGCCCGGCCAAAATCGCTGCTCAAGCGACTATCACCTGGCAGGATGAGGCCGGCGGTTCCCACAGCGCCCAAAGCAACACCGTCGTGATTCGGCTGTCCGGCACCGGGCTCGCCAACCAGCCGGACGCCGCGGGCGTGCTGACAGTTGAGATCGGCGACCTGGCGCGCGGCGAAACCGAGGACATTGCGGTTGATGTGCAGCGGGTCAAATAGGCCCGAGGAAGGGAGCAAGGAATGCGAGCACTTCTGATTGGGACGGCTGCGGCGATGATTCTGGGCCTGGCCCTGGCAGCGCCGGCGGCAGCGAATGACGTAATGGACATGTTCGCCGCGGCGCACCCGACGGTGGGGCTGGTCGGTGACCTTGAGCGCGGCACGGTGCTGCCCGGGCTGGCGCTGCATTTCCGCCTGGACGCGAACGGCGACGCAGCGGCCTGGCTCAAGCAAAAGGGAGACGAACTGTGGCGCAACGACACCCGCCCCGACACCGTAAAGTACGCGGCGAAGGCGCTGGCGGTGCCGACGACCCTGCTCGGCCATGTGATCGGGCACGCCGAGGCGACGCCGTTCGTGGCCACCGATGTCGCCAGCGCCGACACCGGTTTCCGCGTGGGCCTGGGGCTGCGGTTCGGGCCGGCCGAATCGCAGTTTCACGCGGCGGTGGGCTGGCGGCTGACGGGGGGTAAGCCGACCTACTTCGTCGGCTGGCAGATACTGGGCAAATAAATGCTGCATCACCTGTGGCCGCTAGCGCGCGGCCCGCTGGTGGACGCGCTGCCCGTGCTGCTGCTGATCGTCGCGGCGATCATCGCGGGGGTACTCGTGGCGTGGCCGCCGGCGCGGCTGGCGACGCGGTTCGTCTGGGGCGTCCTGCTGGTGGTTGTCGCGGCGGTTCTGGCGCGGCTTAACCTGCGCAAGGATGCGTAATGCGAAGCAATCATGCATAATGCGAAGGCGAAAGGGGCGCGCAACGAGCGCCGCAGCATCGCGGTTCTGGAGGCGGCGGGCTATCGCTGCACCCGCGCCGCCGCCAGCCTGGGCGCGTGGGACATTATCGGCATCGGCGCGACCGACATCGCGCTGGTGCAGGTCAAGACGCGGGACTGGCCGGGACTCGAGGAGCGGGCGATCCTGGCCGAGTTTCCCGCGCCGGCAAACTGCCGCAAGCTGGTGCACCGCTGGCGCGACCGCCAGCGGCTGCCGGATGTGATGGAGCTGTAGGTGCCGAAAGCCAGGGGCGATTTCTGGATCGAGCGCTATCGGCGGCAGGCCGACTACGAGCGCGCCGCGTTCGCCGCCGTGGTCGTCGCGGTCTATTCCGACGCCACCTATGATGTGCAGGTCGGCGATGGGGCGACCTTCTACGACGTGCCCACCGCCGCAAGCGGCGCGAGCTTTGCTGTCGGCGACCGCGTGGTGGTGGGGCGCCTGGGCGGCGGGAGAGGGAACCGTCACGTCATCCTCGGCCCGGCCGGCGCCGGCGGGGCCTACGCCGCAGGCGGGGGCTATGTGACCCCGACCAGCGACCAGAAGGTCAAGGTGTCGGGCGACGACAGCAGCGCGGGCTACCTCGAGGACAAGCTGACCGTCGCCGGCGGCGGCTCGCTTTCCACCGATAACCCCGGCGGGAACGAGCAGCGCAAGCTTACGGTTCACGCGCAGTCCCACGTGCTCGCTACCGACACCGCCCTCGGCGCCGACCACACGATCACCGGCGGCGTCGCCGGCTGGGTGCTTCGGTGCCTGTCGAGCACCACTGCCAAGCTCATGCAGCTGGTGCACTCGGACCTGGGAGGGGTGACTGCGGACCAGCACCACGCCGAGAGCCATGTGCTGGCGACCACCAGCGGCCTGAGCGGAACCAAGCATACCGTCAGCGGGCTGACCTCCGGCCAGGTCCTGCGGGCCTCGGGGGCCAGCGACGCGGCCTTCGCGCAGTTGCAACACAGCGACCTGGGCGGCGTCACTGCGGACCAGCACCACGCGCAGTCCCACGTGCTCGACGGCGCCAACCACACGATCAGCGGCAAGACCGCGCGGCAGGTGCTGCGCGCCACCACTTCCTCCAGTTTCGCGTTTCAATCGCCCGATTTCCGTCCCGTCGAGCTGGCGCCGGGCGCGGTGCCGCGCGCAGTCCGCGGCTACAACGATATACCGGACCCCGGGGCGGAGGTGACGACCGACGGCGCGACTCCCGATTGGTGGACCCTGGAAAGCGGCTCGAACGGCGCCGTCACGCTCGACTCCACCGATTCCGTGATGGGCCGCCAGTGCCTGCGCTTCACGCGCCTGGTGGCCGCGACGAGTGTAGAAGCATGGCCCCGCTTTTACGCGGCCGCCGCCAACCAATACTTCCTGCCGGTGGCGCCGGAGAGCGGCCGCACCGTGGTCTGCTCGATGTATTGTCGCCGCGTCAACGATCCCGTGGCCGGCAACTCGATACGGCTGCGCACACAGCAATTCGACCGCACCGGCACCTACGTCAGCGGAACCACCATTGATGTCGTCACCGTCACGCCGGGCCTGACGTGGGCCGAATCCATCGGGTACCTGACCCTGAATGCGAACGCCCGCTATCTGCGCGTGTATATCCAGGACGTATCGACCGACGTGGCGGCGATCAACCTGGTGGGCCGGGTCTGGATCGGGCGGCAGATCCTGCACGGCGACCTGGGCGGGGTGACGGCCGACCAGCACCACAACCGCGCGCACACCCTCGGCGGGAACACCGCCGACCACAGCGACGTGGTGGTGTCCTCCCCCAGCGACGCGCAGGTGCTGACCTACGTGGCCGCCAACAGCCGCTGGGAGAATAAAGCCGCCCCCGCCTCCGCCAACCAAACCCGCTCGATCCCCTTGCCGCTCACCACCTGGCAGGAGGCGGGGGCGCTCATTACCTCCGCCACCAACCCCTCGATGTCGCTGGCCGGCAGCGACGCGACCAAGCCCTACATCCGCTGGGACGCCAATAATGACTGGGTCTATGTGTGCGTGGAGCTGCCCGCCGATTACGTCGCCGGCACCGCGCTGACGCTGTACATGCACGCGCAGAAGTTCACCACGAACGCCGCCTACATGGCGGCCGCCATCGTCAGCGCTGATTCAGGCAATACGATTCTGGCCGAGACCTCGACCGGCAGTCTGTCCTACCTCTCGTGGGGGATTTACAGCCTGACGAGCACCGGGCACGCGAGCCTGGTGCCCGGCGAAACGATCTCGATCGGCATTCGTCAGCCGACCACTTCCAGCGGGCCGGTGGGGGTGCTGTCGCTGCGGTTGAATTACACCAGCGCCAAGTGAGGACGATGGAGGATCTGGAATGGCTTGGGACGCTCAACAGAAGGCGCGGCTCGCCCGGCTGATCGGGCTGATCGGGCCGGAGGTGTTTGTCTCGTGGCTTGAGGCGACGCTGACCTCGGCGCAGCAGGACGGGCTGGCAAAGGGCCTGCGAGCGCGATGGAACGAGGCGATTGACGCGCAGATCGCCGGGCTAGCGGCGCAGAAGGATTCCGCCTGACGTGCGCAAGATCGACACCATCGTCATTCACCAAAGCGACAGCCGATTCGGGACGGCGACCATCATAGACCGCTGGCACCGTGAGCGCGGCTGGTCCGGCATCGGTTATCATCGGGTGATCCTCAACGGCTGGGTTGCGCCGAAGCAGTTCCGCGCGGACTGCGACGGGATGATTCAGGCCGGCCGGCCGCTGGAGCGCGCGGGCGCGCACGTCGCGGGGCACAACGCGACCAGCATCGGCATTTGCCTGATCGGCACCGGGCAGGGCCTGCCGGTGGGCGCGGGGTACGTGACGGCGGCGCAGTGGAGCGCACTCCTGGACCTGTGCCGGGCGTTCATGCAGTCCTTCGGCGTGGCGGTGGAGCGCGTGCTGGGGCATCGTGAGTTTCCGGGGGTCGCCAAGACCTGCCCGGGGTTCGAGGTGGCGGCGCTGCGCCAGGCGCTGCAAGGAGATCACCTGCGCAGGGAGGGATTAGCCGCAGGAAACGCTGAGAGCGCCGACTGTTGGTGA